GCATCTCCGTTTGCAACATTACTCAAAAAGACTAAGGCATCATCATCAATCACTGCCTTCAAGCTTCCAAAGCCTTTTTCCGTATCGTTAATTGCCTTTAAAATTATTGTTGATATGTTATCAGCAGTTAACGGCTTAAGCTCGAAAATAATACTCCTTGATACAAGAGCCTTATTTACCTCAAAATATGGATTTTCGGTAGTAGCACCTATCAATATTAAGGTTCCGTCCTCTACAAACGGCAACAACGCATCCTGCTGCCCCTTATTAAAACGATGAATCTCGTCTATAAACAAAATTGTACGCTTGCCGTACATTCCATATATTGACTTAGCCTTATCAACTGCATCCGTTATATCCTTTTTACCTGCTGTTGTTGCATTAATCTGGGTAAATTCACTCTTTGTAGTACAGGCAATAATTTTTGCAAGAGTTGTTTTGCCTGTGCCGGGAGGTCCATAAAAAATAACCGATGAGAGCTTATCCGCCATTATTGCTCTGTATAAAAGTGTACCCTTGCCTACAATATGCTCTTGTCCTACAAAGTCCTCCAACTTTGTAGGTCTGAGTCTTGAAGCCAAGGGCATCTCTTTATTGAACGTTGTATTTTTCTGATATTCAAACAAATCCAAAAAAATCACTCCTTATTTCAAGTCGGTTATAAACATCGCATCACCAAACTATCAAATATCATCACTTTTCTTACAAATGTAAATTACATTACAACGGCAATTATAGCATACCGCCATATCTAAATCAAGAATCAGTTTCTTAATTATTTCAGAACGGAAGGGTGTCATCATCACTATCTGTTGGTTCAAAAAAGAATGAAGTATCTTCCGAAGCTGTACTGCTATAGCTTGCAGTGGAGCTTGTTTCATTTTCGGCAGTAGCTCTTTTGCTTTCCATAAACTCCTGCTCATCAACAATTACATCAGTAGTATACACTCTCTTACCTTCGTTGTTTTCATAGCTTCCTGTTTGGATTCTGCCAATAACTCCTATCTTCATACCTTTTTTCAGATACTTTTCTGTGTTTTCAGCATTCTTGCCGAATGCTTTGCAGTTTATGAAATCAGCCGATTTCTCTCCGTCCGATGAACGTCTCCTGTCAACTGCCAAAGAATAACTCGCAATTGTAGTTCCACTTTGGGTAGTCCTGATTTCAGGGGCTCTTACTAATCTTCCCACTAAAATTACCTTGTTCATACCATATCTCCTTTTTATTTTATAAAATCTATATCAGCAAGCTCTCTTGCGGTATAGTCAATATGATGGTCATTATATACTGCATAAGCATAATACTCACTACAGCTATACAAGTTTTCTATATCGTCAACACTTTCACAGCCGTAATCATAGCTTTTATCATATTCCTTGTCCTCGCAGAGCAGTTCATATAGCTTCTGCTTAACTTCATCGTCATCTCCATGAAATTTGGACAGATATACACCTTCCGAGCCACTACTGCATACGGCTATAATCCAATCTCGTTTCATACTGCTTCACCCCCAAAAACGCCTTTTTTCTATGCAAATACCATACAATACTTGCAGTGCTCATAGTTATCTGTTACAAACTCAAATACAATCACTTCCAAATTATTCTGAACAGAATATCTCTTGCACTTTTGAGAATTCACCTCTCTTTCCACCGCCTCATAAGTTTCAAAAAAATAATGCTCAAGTCCATAGTCTAAGACCATATCTTCTTCCCTTGTGTAGCCACAAGTTACTTTGGCGGCTTCAGCTTCAGTGATATTGAAAAAATCAGTTGTCTTAAAAACTTGCATAGCCATCACCTCACGTTCTTATGATGTTGTACTTCCAAGGCGAGTTATTGAAAAACTTATCATCTTTCAGCCGTCTAATTTCTTCGCAACTGTCAGGATTGTCCATCATAACTTCGTGTGTCGTATCGCCAACCATCTCAGTAGTATACTTGCTAAGAGTCGAAGAAAATATCACACCTCTATCTCTCTGCTCTTTAGTAAGTTTTCTGTATATTTTTCTCATTATTACTCCTCCTCTGTATCGTGCCACTTCAATCCTCTGCCCTTGTAAAGCGTAATCCAGTGCGAATCATAAAAATCATATCCTGCACCATCAATGCCGAAGAAATATCCGAATTCATCACTCAGATAGACCCTAAAGCCTGCTTTTGACATTTCTTCAATACCGCCATAATCTTCAAGCCAACTGTTATCAATAGCATCTCCGAAGCTCCACATAGTTCCCCACATTGGAAGTAAACCATCATACATAACTTCGATATCATCAAAACGAGCTTCAACCTTTGTACCATCATCAAGCCTGATTATACAAGTTTCTGATTCATAGTACACATCTACGATTTCACCCTTATTTACATCACCACTGTGCCAATGCTCTCCTTTTCAAAGAGAACACTGTTCAACATATACTCGACCGAAAACAGATGGTAAAGTCACCTCATCCCAATTATCTATTTCAGCCTGCATAAGTCTTGAAATCATTTCTGTGTCAATAGCATTAAATCTATGACCCTATATTCATCAGCAGTAACTTTACTACCTAACATTTTTTCAAACTCTGATTGCATCATATTCTTGTCCTCCTTATAGGTTGTTTTGTTTTTGTAAACGTATCGTAACATAACCTATACTAAAGTCAATAGTAAATTTCTAATTTTATAAAAAATTTTACCGCTTCAATCAATATCTGAAAAAGGACATTTTTCTACTATCTTGACTTCATATCCGATGTTGTCAAGGACATCAACAAACCGACCAAACTTCATATCATTAGCTACTTTGAGCTGTTGGTTGATTTTTCTTGAATCCTCACCCATCCTTTTAGCAAGCTCTTTCTGTGTCAGCTTTTTCTCTTTCAAACACGAGTACACAATATCTGCCGCTCTGTCCAAACAATCACCTCACTTTCTCCAAATCATTAACCTGTAGCATTATAATTAGCCTGTATTTACTTCATATAGCCGATAGGAGTGTTGTTTTCATCTTCGGTGTATAATTGTTGTCCTGAGATAAGAAACTTCTAAAATCAGCCATATACAATCGAATTAAACAGAGCATACTGGATGATGCTATCAGCCGCTTCACCATCAACCAAACCGCAATCAATTCTCCAATTCTCATTGAGATATCCAATGCAATCCGTACCAAACTCGGCAAGATACTGCTCTATGCCACTAATAAATTTTTCACGATTGAGTATGTACCATTCTTCCTCCTCTCTGTCATAGAGCTTCAGTATACCACCTCGGCTAATCTGTTCGTGTGCATATTCGCCTAAGTAGTCTCCGACCACTACAGCCTCATCACACCAATAGCAGATACCTCCCTCCAGTGCAGAACACATAATATCGTCAATATCTTCATTGGTTACAAGTACATCAATCGTCAACTTAACGATGCTATCCATAATCATTCCTCGCTTTCTTTATTAAAACCCTATTTTTATTGACACTGTTATATATAAATTTCCTTGCCATCTTTTACAACAATATACTTGTTATCTCCTCTCCATACGATTGAAGATTCAGGTACATCATAAGATTTTGCAAGCTCTTTCACATCTTTCCGAGCTTTCTCAATATCCTTATACATATTCACCACCATCTCCTCCATCCTCTATTAATTCTCCACAATCAGGACAACAAGGAGTACGCTCTCCTTCGTCAAAAGACAAATCATATTCATATTCCCATCTATATCCACAGACTGGACATTCAAACGATTTGTCTTTCTCTATAATAATTTTTTTTGCCATAATATTAACCTCATCTTCATATATAAAATCTTACTTTTATTTACAAATTACCAACAAATATTATACGTATCCACTTGCCATACGCCACCACAGTATCCATAATCCTCAAACCAATATCCTTTTGATTTAAAGATTTTTCTTACAGCGTCATCGACATCATACGATACTTCGTTTACATATTGTCTACTGCAACACCACAATGTTTTTCTCTCGCCATTTGCATTCGCTTCTTTAATTCTCTCTACCATTTTATTTACGGCTAATTGTACAGCCTTCTCATAATCCGCACTACTTAATTCTTCTGGTGTAGGAATATCAAATGTCATTTTCATATCATCAACCATCCTTTCTCAATTCTTAAAGAGTTTGTGTTCTCCGCTTTCATTTCGTGTCCAATTATACCCCAGTAATTCACAGGCTCTTAATGCACCTTTATAATATGCTGTATTTATTACTGTATCATCAAAGGTAGAAGCAGCCATATTAATTGCATATCTCTCATCCAAAAATTCCTCCATCTGCTTTCGTATTTCTTTCTGTGTTCTTTTCATAAAATCGCCCCCTCCCTTTCATTAAATTCCTTACTTCTTTGAATGTACTGCATATAGCTTGTGTTCTCCGTTTTTCAATGTCCAATTGTAGTCCAACAGTTCACAGGCTTTTAATGCTCCGTTAAATTGAATTTTATAACCGCATCGTAAACATTCAACATCCTTTTTCATAGCTATTCCTCCTATATCACATTATCCTGTAGGTTGCATAGCCTGTCCTGTTACTCACGTAAACAAGCTTTGCTCCGCATCTATTCAAAATAGCTTCAACCTGCGAATCAACATCACTTAAGTCAAGCTCGATATCACCGAATCTCAATATTTGCAACAATCTTCTCGCAACACGGTACTTACAAGCCACAACAGCATTGTGATATTCAACCTTCAACTTCTCTTTCATATATCCACCTCATCCCAACTAATATGTATCAAGTAATCACCCGGCTTAAGTATGTCAAAAATTTGCCTAAATTCTTTGTTGGTGACATCTAATATTGCAGGGGAATCATTTTCTGCAAAACAGCACATACAATCAAAAGCTGTTTCATAAGAACTTCGTTCTTCGCCTTCACGCTCATAATAAAAATACATATCACCGCAGTGCCTACCTTGAAGCTCCGTAATTGCATCAATCAAGCCAACTGAATATACATCCGCTAAGGCTTCGTCATCTAACTCCCATCCTGTACCATTTGCATAGGCAATAACTCTTAAGCCTGTGTTTGGGTATTCATTTTCGTCAATTTCTACTGTAGCTTTTACAGTGTACCGAAAATCATCCGAAACACTCAGCAACACAACATTTTCATCAAGGGTGTGTTCCCAATAGTCAAAGGCTTCACACTTCTTATCACAGTGAATCCTATTCATAATCAGCTACCTCCTTTACCTCTTTACCAATCTTTTTCAAGGTTTTCCTGTCAATCCAAATGTCAATTTCGTTCATAACGAGACGAATGCTTGTGTCACCAACAAAACCAACAGTGCAAATAGAACCTATATCATCAAGCTTAACCTTACTGCCTATAACAAGCTTATCAACATCAAGCTTTGGTGGATACTGTTCAGCCAACCAGTGTACTATATTTTCATCAGCAAACAGCCAAGCTCTAATACAGCCATTGTAGATATCAAGCCTTGAAATATATAATGTACCTACAAAATTATTTGCCATCTCATTCGTGAGTTCGATGTTAACTTCACCATTGTAGTCACATACAAAAACCGATACATCCGAGTCTTTTGTTAAGTTGTACAAATCCAATAAATCTGTCATATCATTCCATCCTCCTTAAATCACTCTCACTGACCGTTCCCAAAGCAGGTTATTGCAAATCTCCCGCAATTCCAGGCGTGTCATATTTTTTAATTCGTCCTCTTTGTATTTTCCGTTTATTTGAAATGTGTCTCTATAAATTCCTTCACATTCTCCATATTAACTGCTATTTCTTCATCTGCCATCATCGCACCTAAATTAACAATCGAATCGGAATTATATTCTACCCATGAATTATGACCAAGCGAATAAAATTCATCGGTCCAAAGCGTACCATTTGATTTATCATACATTAAACGTCCATAATATGGACTATAATAACCACCTTCATTTGCTCTCTTATAAGCACCAACAGCCTTTTTTAACCCTTTAATTTTCATAATTTAATCCTCCTCCAAAATCATATTGTCAATAAAATACGATACACCGACAACTTCTACCGGTTGAGAATAACCATCTACATAAATCATAATAAATCATATCTTCCTCTCGTATGTCAGTTCTCAGCACTCCGTCTAAATGACGGTACTCAAACTTATCAGGAGTTTCTGGCACACGAATCATAACAAGTGTTTTAACCTCGCTGATTTTTACACCATTGGAATTTACGCAAAGCTTATACTCATCTTCAAGTCCAGACTCTTTGACTTTTTTTAAGAGTAATTGTAATTCCTCAATCTGAGGTATAAGTTTGCCAAATTCACCCATCTCATATAACCAATCTGAATGCCACTTTAAAGCACAAGCTCTGTAAATCAAACTTTCTTTTTCAACTTTCTTGGTTGCTTCACTTAATTTCATTTTTGCTTCCTCCTAATCGTTGTTTTTAATGATTTTTGTTTGTAATCGTATCGTAACTCGAACATTCTAATTTGTCAATAAGAAATTTCAAATTTTTCCAAAAATATTTTAGAACATTATAATTATATTTATATTTGTTTAAGATTACGATTACTGTTACGTTATAGGCAACGAAAAATTTCAGATTATCTGAAAGATGTCCGCAAGATTGTCCGCAAGATATCTGTTCTTAAAATGGCAGATGCCGTAAAATTCTTTATTTTGCCTTATTTGGCATTTTGAGTTTTCGTTGATGAATTTATTGCAAAAGAAATTTAAAGACTAAATCGAAATTTTCAATAAAACGACAGACTAAATTTTGTGCAGAATTAGTATTGACAAGAACTAAAATGTATGAACAAGAAAAAGCATCTCCAAAAGTCAATCAGAGATGCTTAACAAACAATATATTGTATTTTCTTTACTTGCTTTTTTATGTCTATTGTGATAGACTACTAAATGAGGAAAGAGCGTGTTAGCAAGTATCGCACGCTCAATCTTTTGTGTTGTTGCCTTACTTAGTGATTGCTGAGTAAGGCTTTTACTTTTGTTTTTGCTTCTTCGAGGTCTGTGCAACCATCCAAGATTTCAAGAATTTTTCTTGTTTGGTTTTCTTCTGCAAGCTCTCGGAACATCTCGCTTAAATTCATTTCGTCATCCATAGCCATTTCCTTTCTGGTACTTGCCCCGAACTCATTAGGTATTACCTAACTGTACTTATATCGTAACACAAGGCATACATAAGTCAAGTGTTTTTGGCAAAAAAAAATAAGAGGTGCAGCCGAAACCACACCTCAATCAGATTTAATCATAAAGACCTATTCTGTCATTTACAACAAATAACCTTAACAATGTATAGTTAAGATTTAAGCCATTGTCAGTACCCTGCAAAGCTCCCTTGTTGATAAGCTTTTCAACCGTTGCCTTGCCCCAATCGGGTACCTCCGACAGGCTGTTATACACCTTTTCGGCGTTTTCGTTTACAACCGCCTTTGCAATTGTTCTTACCTGTTCTTCTGTCATATCGTCAACCTCCTCCAAACGATTTTTAAAATTACTCCAAGCCGTCAGCCTACTGCTGTTTAAGCACCACGGATTAGGACAAACCTTGCCGGTAACGTGATGGTGCATAATAACCCGCTCAATAGGCACGCTGTACTCACTCATAAGATGCTTTACAAGCTTAACGGCATTATCAACCGTTGCATCGGTCAAATACCAATCACTGTCGGTGCTGTTCAGCGTTGATGTATTACTTTTTCGGCTGCACATCTCAACGCTTATGCTGTTTTTGTTTGTACACTTGTTGTAGAATGTACCGCCCTGCGCCGTTGTGGGATTGGTGTACTTGCTACCTCCAACCGCCCAACAATAACGATTTTTAATATCACCGTTATACTGCACAATCGTTTCATCGTCCACAATAAAATCAGCTGAGCCGCCCGCATTTCCGCCGCCGAAATATGCCGCCGTATTCGCCGCCGCACCCGACTTGCTTTGTGTACCCGCCGTGTAGTGTAAAACTATGTACTCAATAGCTCTGCCCTTTGCATAGGTGGTATTAACCGTTGATGTACGCTTTTCAATCTTAATTTCCACAGTTCCATCTCCTTTTTTTATTTCTTAGGATATCCTACACGTAAGATACTCCCTAAAAACTGCCATTCAGCGCCAAACTTATTTATCCCCCTCACCCCCATCAAACAACCTCTTTATCTTTTTTACAATCTCGCTTACTATACTGCCCTTAGCCTTTTTTAGTACCTCCACCAAGCTCTCAGGAACATTATCGTTCAGATGATATTGCACGATATTTTCAACAATACTTGCACCCTCGCAAAGGATAAAGTAAACAGTAACCGTGCTGATGAGCCAATCCACAGCAAAAGCCCATTCGCAAAGGTACATCAAAGCAATAATAATCAGCTCTACCAACTTACCAACTGCGCCCCACCGTGCATTTTTGCTTTTCCACTCACCCTTTTTAGCCGCACCCAACCAGCCGAGCACGGTATAGGCAACCATAAAGCACATAAGCACTATGACAATTTTATAATTGACACCAAGCATTTTAAAAAATGCCGTGGCAATACCACCGAGAAGAACCTTAACCGCCTCCATTTTTGCATCGAAATCCATAGCATCACCCCTCACTTGCTGTGCTTATCTGAGTTATATTAACTACCACTCCTAACGTCATATACTGAGGCACCGTCAGACTGCTTGTTGCCATACATCCATTTACGATACCGGTTATTGTCTCGGTATTGCTTGGCTGAATAAATGCCGAGCCACCTGAGGTCAACACACAATTTAAAAACTTTGCATAACCTACCGCTGAGCTCGTTACCTTTACAAGCTGTGCCGTTGTATTGACACAATCAACATTGACTCCGCTAAGCTCAAACCTGTTTGCCTTGTGCGTACCATCCGAATCTAGCAAAACTGCCTCCTTGCTGCTTTCATCCTCTCTCAATATCGTTAAATTTTTAATGCTTACATCATTGCCTAAAATCTTCACTTCGCTGCTTGAACCAAGCTTAATTATTGTGCTCGTCCCCGAACCTTCAATAACAATATTGTCATAGTCAATGCTAAGGTCATAAGATGAAAAATCATAATTGCCCGGCAACAGATATATTTTACCTCCGGTATCCTTAAGGTTACTCAACACTTTGTTAATGTCTGCAACAGTATTGCACACGGCATACGGTTTATGGTCAAGATTATTATAGTCTCCGCTTGTGGCAACAACCGCAAGCTCCGGCACATCCGTCAAGTCCTCGTAGCTGCCGCTTGTAGCAACATTCGCCAGTTCCGGCTTATCTCTAAGGTCATTATAACTTCCGCTTGTGGCAACCGTTGCCAAGCCTTCCACAATAGGCACAACTGTTATATTAACATTCTCTGTGTTGCTGAATGCCAAATTAATCTGATATGTAGCCGTAAAGCCCTTGCTGAGTGAACTTGCGGGTATAACATCGCCCTCATCACTGCACTGTATAATCATAAACAGCACTTGATTTTGGCTATCACCGAGAGTGGCAAAAACGCCAACCTGAGTTAAATTAAAGCTGTCGGCTACATTATCATTCGCAAGCCTAGCCGTCACACGATAATTGGTATCGGAGGTCTGCGCGCTCGATACAATCTGCAAGTCACACTTGTACCCGCTGATATTGGTCTGATTTTCCAAACTATTCTCCGACACCTTGCCTGTGCCGCACTTAACAGCAACAATATTAATTGCCTTGCTGTCGGTTACATTGCTAAGTAAATTAAGTCCTACATTTGTTACAACACTTTTCCATCTGCTCATAATCATTCCTCCTATTCAAGCCAAATGCTCTTTACACAGCTGTCATTACCATTATCATTTACTACACCAACATAGTAGGCGGCATTAATCTCACTTATATCAAACTCATACATGTATGTACCGCTTGTTTGCTTTACGTATGTATTGTTATTCAGCATATCCTGCCAAAACGGTGTATACCCCTTTGTTGAAATCGGCTCACTCGTTACACTACCGGAGTATCCTATAACACCCGGATATGATGTAACCTTAACAGGCAACACCTCAAACACAAGCTTACTATACCCTGTAAAATCAATCTTGTTCTGCGTATTAATAACAGTATGATAGTAACTACCCGAATCGGTGTGCATACGTACATAATTAATGCCATCATTAAACGTACCTGTTCCGTATCCCGCTAACATATAAAACGGTACAAGTGTTTTTCCCTTGCGTATTAAGTAGTACCTACCCGTATCCTCAACAATCTCCGTAGATGCAACATAGGTTTTGTGCAGCCATTCATAGTTTTCAGCAATTTCCTCATCATTGTGACACTCTCTGACAATACCAATCATCTTAAATCTCAGCGGGTTATTGTTGTAGTCTCTCAGCGTGCCATTATCAAGCACATTTGCACCAAGTGAAATATATCTGCCGATATTATAGCTTATATTTTTATCCGCTGTACTGTCACACCTTGTACCGTTTATATAAAGCGTAAGTCCATATGCCGAGGCTGACAATGTAATAACAAGGTAGTCAACAATAAAAGCCTCACCCGTTATACCACTGCCATACGTGGCTATCCCTACAACTCCATCGCCTGTCGATGCTGATAACATATTGCCTGTATTAACACTGTTACTTAATCCGAAAAGCGTGTTTACATTCCAACTACCAATCTTAACGGTATCTGCTTTAACAATCACATACAATGTGAAGCTATCCTTTTTGAGCATCAAATCAGTGACAGCGTAGCTGCTGCTTGTACCCTGTAACAGCAATTCCGCATCTCCGGCACTTCCACCAACCACCCTGAAGTCGTTATATGCCTTTGGTATCACCTTGTTTTCAACTACATCCTCACCGTCATAATCGGTGAAATCGTACCACGCAACCAAGCCACTGTCATAAGGTAAGCCTGATACAAAGCTGTCACCGCCACCCGGCACAGGTGTAATAATCTCACAGTCTATGGCTTCCCCTCGCACCTCCGACAGATAACCCGCATACATAACACTTACAAGATTACCCGCCGTGATATCCTCATACTCCGGATTGACAATCTCAAACCTATCTGTGACAGGGATAACAGATGTATAGATATCATCTTCAGTAAAAATCTTATAATTCCATATAATGCCAACTCCTGCCGGTTTAATCATAGGTACATCGCCTATCTTTATTGTCTTGCTGTTGATTGGCATATCAAGAATGATTGTTGCGGGATGCTCTGGGTCCTCGCTGTATTGAACACCATCAATATCCCATAGCAAGGCTATGCCTTCCATAAGGTCATAGTAAGTACATTCATTTGTGTCTCTAAGGTTTTCATATCTGAGGTATTTCCTGTATATATCATCCGATAGTGAAGGTCCTTTAAAATCAAAATTAGTTACTGCAAGACTTGTCGCTTCCTTTCGTGTCAGAGGTATGATTGTACCTACTCTGTCAAGGTTGACTCCAACAGCAGTACCAAGGTCAACTTGATTGTTTAAGCAATCAAAAACAGCCTGTATATCATCAAGCTGTTTTGCAAAGGCACTTAGTAGCACTTCAATATTGTGTTTCGATAAAAACTGTTGTGGGATGTCATTAAACCATTCATCAAGTATCTTCAATAAACGACACCTCAATTCTCTCTGCCTTTACAAGCACCTTTTGTCTTGTTGATGCAATAACATTTTTTCTACTATATTCAGATGATTTAGGCACATAATCCTTATCCGTAGAGTATGCCGTTTGAATATCTATGTATGTGACACCAGAAACAGAATTATATATGCCATCATTCAACAACTGTACCAATAGGTCATCACCCGCAGCCATTGTATCGCAATCATCCATTATAGATTCAGAAACCAATGCTTGATAATTACTTGGCAACTCACTTGCCTTACCGTACAATGTAGCTTTTACCCACGTATATAAATACTGAGGTCTGTTAAATCTTATGGGAATTGACTCGCCATATAAACCGGGTACATCTACCTCAATGCTACCATAGGTCTGTATGCCGCCTGCCTTTCGATTCAGTATTGCCGATGCTATCTCGCTGTTATCACCACCCTCAACGACTATTTCTATGCTGTGAGGAGGTAATCCGTAAGCATTGGTTTCATCTGTGTCATTTTCATAACCGGATGCAGATTCAATATAAGATACATTGTTAAGCAATTCAGAAACAATGCTGTCTATCATAGTATTTGACCTTAAGGCAGATTTAGCTATATATGATTGCCTTAACTCAATATCTGTTTCCTCAACTCTGCCATACACAGGCTCTAAGAGATTGACTACAGAATCTAAGCCTGATATGTTGTTCACTATCTTTGTAACAATTCCTGTAGGCAAGGTTACCTTACCATAATCATTGACAAAGAAATTTGCTATTGCAGTAACCCTTACAGTTGTAAGGTTATCTGACAAGCTTAATACATTTTTCCTTGTTTTAACAGTATCATCTATCACGACTGCATTATCGGTATCACTGATAGTAGCTACATATTCCATATTTGTTATTGATTCTTTAATGCCGAGCAGAATATCCTCTAAATTCTTGCTATTGCTTACATAAGTAAATGATTCACCGTTGATAGAAATGGTATAGGCTGTGTTAATTTTAGCCGAAATAACGTTTATAGTAACAGAATTGAAGCTATCTCTTGTTATCGTGAACTCATTTGCAGCATACAATCTTATCTCCGGCTTTGTATCGGTTGCAACAAGACTGTTTGCGGGTACAACCGTGCCATCATCACCAGTGCAATGCAAAGGATAACAGGTTCTTTTATTAGCCGCACGTCTTATACCTCCATATTGAACGGCATTATCAAGGTTAACACCTGTTGCAGTAGCAGGGTATTTAGCATAATAGCTATCTTGTGCCGTTTCCCAAAGTTCAGCAATTTGACCGCTGAATGTTGTAACAAGCACATCCAAAAATGACGGTCTTAACAACCTTGTGTTAAATCCAAAGCCTGTTGTCAAGTCGGAATGAATTTCCTCCATAATACTGTCCATTCTCTTTATAACAAAGCCTTTTTCAGTTACTCCATAATCTGACATTGTAATTCGACCTCCTCTCTTATAGTCTCTATATCAGTTAATGCCGTGTACCTGATAACCGCAGTACGTGTTTTTTTGTCAAAGGTAAGTTTTACATCTTTAACATCTGTTACCTCATCGACCTCGAATATCTTTCTGCGGATAAAGCTTTCACAAAAATTTATGTTAGGATTCTTAACAAAAAAAGACGAAAAATACGGAATACCTTCATCAATATCCCATCTCCACTCGCCTTCAAACCACTTTAGCCTTATCTTGATTTTCTGTGCAACAGAATCACAAAGAACAATATCGCCATTCTCGTTTAGGTATAAATCGCCATCTTTACTAAGTAATATATCCATAATTTACTCCTCCCAAGTTGCAGATGTTGTGACCCTACCTGAGCAAATGATATTTCCTTTTATTCTCACATCAGCATTAATACTAACCCCATCTTTGGACACAATTACCTCTGTATCATTGGCTTTGATGATGACTTCATCTTCAATACAAGCCTTTTTTAACAGGTTTCCTCCGATTTTAAACAAACCCGGTATTGCTATTGCATTGGTTAAATCAAATTGTAGTGATACATCC